ATGAACACGCACAAAGGTTATACGAATACAGCAGCAAACATTGGCTCTCTTATTCTACTCCCATTCTTTCTTTTGGTCGCAGTAAGCGTGGTATGCCTATATCATGTTTTCTTAACTTTATTGAAGATACAGCGGAAGGCCTAGTCGAAAACCTTTCTGAAACAAATTGGTTATCAATGCTGGGTGGCGGTGTCGGTATTGGTTTTGGTATTCGCTCAGCGGATGATAAATCCACTGGAGTTATGCCTCACCTTAAAATGTATGATGCATCATCCCTCGCATATCGTCAAGGTAGGACTCGCCGTGGTAGTTATGCTGCTTATCTTGATATTTCTCACCCAGATATTACAAATTTCTTAGAGATGCGTAAGAGTACAGGCGACCAAAATTTAAGATGCATGAATTTACATCATGGTGTAAATATAAATGATAAGTTCATGCAAATTATTGAAAATTGCATGATTGACCCTGAAGCCAAAGATGATTGGGAATTAACAGACCCACACAGCGGTGAAATTCGTGAGGTTGTATCTGCAAAACACCTATGGCAACAAATTCTAGAATTGCGTATGCACACAGGTGAACCTTACCTACATTTCATCGACACGAGCAACAAACACCTTCCACAACACTTAAAAGACTTGGGATTAAAGGTACATCAATCCAACTTGTGTTCAGAAATCATTCTACCGACAAATGAAAAACGCACCGCAGTTTGTTGCCTATCTTCATTGAATTTGGAATACTTTGATGAATGGAAAGACAACGAATTGTTTCTGGAAGATGTGGCCGAGATGTTAGACAATGTATTACAGTTCTTCATTGACAATGCACCAGACTCCATATCTAGAGCAAAATATTCCGCTATGAGAGAGCGTTCTATTGGTGTTGGTGCTCTTGGTTTTCATGCTTATCTACAGAAAGAAAATATTGCATTTGAGGGCGTCATGGCCAAAATTGTCAATAAACAAATATTCAAACAGATTCGAGCTGGTTTAGATAAAGCTAACAAATCTTTGGGACTTTCCCGTGGAGAAGCACCAGATGCAGTTGGTACTGGTCAACGATTTAGTCATCTGATGGCCATTGCACCAAATGCATCATCATCTATTATTATGGGCAATACTAGCCCTTCTATTGAGCCGTATCGCGCTAATGCTTATAGACAAGACACATTGAGTGGTTCATCATTGACAAAGAACAAATGGTTGGATAAAGTTATCATTAAATATTTACAACATGGTGATCCGGAGTCGGCTTGCGACCAAGAAGCGGTGAATGAAATTTGGTCTTCCATTATTGCAAATGATGGTTCCGTTCAGCACCTAACTTGGATGAGCGAAAATGATAAAGCTGTATTTAAGACCTCGATGGAGATTGACCAACGCTGGGTTATAGAATTGGCTGCTGATAGACAACAGTATATTGACCAAGGTCAATCTCTGAATCTGTTCTTCAGGCCTGATGCACACATTAAATATCTTCATGCAATACATTTTATGGCATGGAAAAAAGGATTGAAAACATTATACTATTGCCGGTCAGAAAAGATTGGTAAAGCGGATAAAGTTTCAAAGAAGATCGAAAGACAAGTTATTAAGGAGCTTGATATGACTCAAGTTGCTCAGGGTAACGATTGCATTGCTTGCGAGGGATGAAATGATTAAGAAGATAAGCTCTAGACTGACGGATGACCGTTCATCATTTAAACCATTTAACTATCCATGGGCGTATGATGCATGGTTAAAACACGAACAATCACATTGGTTGCACACAGAGGTGCCAATGATGGAAGATGTGAAGGATTGGAAAAAGAAACTCACCAAAGAAGAGAAACAGTTCCTAACACACATCTTTAGGTTCTTCACTCAAGGTGATATCGATGTTGCAGGCGGTTATGTAAACAACTATTTACCATATTTCCCACAACCTGAAGTCCGTATGATGTTGTTGGGATTTGCTGCGCGTGAGGCACTACATGTCGCTGCATACTCACACCTAATCGAAACTTTAGGTTTACCTGATACAACATATAATCAATTCTTGGATTACCAAGAAATGAAAGACAAACATGATTATGTGCTTGATCTTAGTTTACAGAACGGCGACCTGGCCAGTACAGCTACACATATAGCCGTGTTCTCAGCATTTACTGAAGGTATGCAATTGTTCTCATCTTTCATTATGTTGTTGAATTTTCCAAGAACAGGTAAGATGAAAGGTATGGGTCAGATTGTTACTTGGTCCATTGTTGATGAAACTATGCACGCCGAATCAATGATTAAATTGTTTCGCACATACATAGAAGAGAACAAAGAGATTTGGAACGATGAATTGAAATCGAAGATATATAGCATTGCAGAAAAGATGGTTGACTTAGAAGACAAGTTTATTGACCTTGCATTTTCTATGGGTGCTATGGTTGGACTTTCTAGTGAAGATGTAAAGCAGTATATCAGATACATAGCAGACCGCAGATTAATTTCTCTTGGTCTTAAAGGCATCTTTAAAGTAAAGAAGAATCCACTACCTTGGGTAGAAGAAATGATTAATGCACCGACACACACAAACTTTTTTGAAAATAGAGCAACAGACTATGCAAAGGGAGCTTTGGGTGGAGATTGGAGTGACGTATGGGCGTAGATAAATGGAAAGAAGATTTGTCTTATGACATTAGGACAAATAGCGATTGGGACAACAAAGATGGTGACCCAAGAATACCTTTCAATGGATGGAAAGAAGTTACTGAAGCTAACCGAGAAGTCTTTAAAGAAAGATTTTTAAGAGTCAAGGATTACTGTTCAGCTATTCTGGAAATTGGAATAAGTCGCAACGGTACAGAATCGTTCACCAATGTTCTTTTAGAAAATAAAAACAAAGAAACTGTTTATATCGGTATTGATACTGATGATAAAAACTATTTGAACGATGTTGATAAAAATGTATACACAATCAGGAATAGCAGTTCAAACATTCACGAAAATATAAATTTCATCAATGAGATATTTGATAAGTGTAATGTTCAAAGGCGCCAGTTCGATTTCATCTTTATTGATGGTTGGCATAGTATCAACCAATGTTTAAATGATTGGGAGTACACCAGTATTCTTGGTGAAAATGGTATCGTTGGATTACACGATACAGCTTATCATCCAGGACCAAAAGTGTTTATGAAAGCTATAAGTAGAGATATTTGGACAGTTGAAGATAATGTTATAGAAACTAAAGATGATTGGGGTATTGGATTTGCTTGGAAAAAACATAACTCAAACTGGACTGCTGTTCCTAGAGGTTATGAATGGCAAATAGAATCTCCGTCAGAAGATGTTATACAACGAGCAAGATAAAAACAAATAAGGGGAAAAAATGACACCTAGAACAATAACAGCGGAGTGCTCAAGTTGCGAATCAAGTTATGATCTGATTTTTGTTGATGAGTTGGTCTCAGAAGAGTTTCCTGAACATTGCCCTTTTTGTGGTGAACTGATTGATTCACTTTCAGAAGAAACTACCGATGAGGATGAAGATGATGAATCTGATGAAGACAAATGGGATTAAATTGGACACATAACTTTATAGATTTCACAGAAGACATGATTGGTGAGAATTACGGATTTGTATATATCATCACCAGTCATGTTACAGGTAAAAAATATATCGGTAAAAAATTCTTCTATGCGGCCAAGACCAAACAGGTCAACGGCAAGAAAAAGAAACTCAAAGTGGCCAGCAATTGGCAAATATATTATGGTTCAAACGAAGAACTGAAAAAAGATGTAACTTTGAATGGCAAGGAAAACTTTACCAGAGAAATAATACACCTGTGTAAATCAAAAGGTGAATGTGGTTATTTGGAAGCAAAAGAACAATTTATAAATGGTGTTTTGGAAAGTGATGATTACTATAATTCGTGGATTATGGTACGAGTTAGAAAATCACACATTAAAGGATTACAATGTTAGATTTTTTGGAAGATATTGATGATTATGATGCTCTGTTCTTTTTACCTGACAGTGAAGATGATGAAAGTATACATATCAAATCAAGTAAATATAAAACACCAGGAATACCCGTAAATGCCACAGAAAATGGTTCTATGTGGCACATATTATTGTTTAAGTGTAATGAAGAATCCGGCAATGTAGATAATCTAGATCATTTTGATGCAGTGTTATCTGATCCAAGAGAATACATCTCAGGTTTAATTCCAAGTGGCTGGTTTGGTTTGGTTGCGAAGAAAACAACAACCTCCGACATTTTTATGACCGATGCGCTTGACAAGTTCAACAGTATGATGTAAAATATTCTTATTTAAACCCGAAAGATATTATGATTCTCGTTGACTTGAACCAAGTCCTGTTGTCCGGATTGATGGCACAAATTGCTGGCCGAAAGGGAGCAAAATTGGAAGAGGACCTCATTCGACATATGATTCTAAACATCATCAGGACTCACCTGAAGAGTTTTCGTAAAGAGTATGGTGAGGTTGTGATGTGTTCTGATAACCGTAAGTACTGGCGCAAGGAATTTTTTCCTTTCTATAAAGCCGGCCGAAAAAAGTCCCGCGAAAAGTCTGACTTGGATTGGCATCTAATCTTTGACATGCTTTCAAAATTTAAGCAAGAACTCAAAGAAAACTTTCCATACAAGGTTATTGATGTTGAGGGTGCAGAGGCTGATGACATTATCGGAACACTTGTTCCTAGGCACATCATGCACGAAAACATTTTGATTATTTCAAGTGATGGTGATTTCTTACAATTACAACAATATAATGGTTTAACTAAAAACACAGTTAAGCAATACAATCCTGCTTTGAAGAAATTTATCATTTCGGAAAATCCAATAAATGATTTAAAAGAAAAAATCATTCGTGGCGATAGGGGTGATGGTATTCCCAATGTATTGTCTCCGGCCGATTGTTTTGTACGTGACATGAGACAAACAACAATCAGTAAGGTTCGTTTTGATAAAATGATGCAAACCGATTATATGAATTGGGAAGATGAAGGTGCTAGCATTGGTTTCTCTCGCAACAAAACACTGATTGATCTACAAAACATACCAGAGGATATCAAATCGAAAATTATAAATAGTTATGAAGAGACTAAACCAGTGTCCAAGGGAAAGATTTTGGATTATTTAATTGCCAACAGACTGAAAGGTCTAATTGAAGTACTTGAGGAATTTTAATGAAGTTTTTATATGAAATTTTTGATGAGTTTGAGAATGCCAAAAATAAAAAAGAGCGAATGCAAATTATTGGTCAAAATTTATCACAAGCATTGGTTGATGTATTAAAATTTACATATCATCCACAATTCAAGTGGAAAGTAAAAGAGTTGCCGGACAACTATAAGATACCAACAGACATGATGCCAGGTTTAACATATGATAGCCTCAGCGCACAGCTAAGGAAAATGTATATGTTTTTAGAAGGCAATCCAACTGCTGAAACACTTAGCGCAACACGAAGCAAAGAGCTCTTAGTACAGATGCTCGAATCGATTGAACCTAGAGAAGCCGAAATCATTCTTGGTATATTCCAAAAAGACTTAGGTGTAAAGGGATTAGATTATAAGTTTGTAAAAGAGGCATTTCCAGACATGTTGCCATGACACCTAGGGAAAAGATCATTGTTATATGCGGTGAATTTGACGGCATAACATATGAAGAGATTAAAATACTCAAAGCCTGTAAATCCAAAGGTGATTGGTTAATTGTTGGTTTACATTCCGATGATTATATGAATATGCACAAAGTAATTACTAAAAACTCATTCGAACAGAGAAAAGAAATCATGGAAAGTTTGAGTGTTGTGGATGAAGTGTTTTCTTTCCATGATATTGACGGAACCGCATGTAATTTATTGAAACTTGTAAAATTGTGTTATCCTATGTCAAATATAATTTATGTATCTGATCGTGACAGGGATATGGGAGATATTCCCGAATATAAAATTCGTGGAATTACGTTTGCTGTTATTAAATAAGGAGTTAAATTAAAGTGTCGAAAATTTTGAGTAAATATCGTAATTCAGAAGATTTTTACGATTATGAAGATAGTGTAGGTTTCCAGCCAAGGAAGAAAAAGCGAGAAGAACAAAAATCTGGAAGAAAAAAATCCAATTCTGAGGATTATGATTATTTCGCAAGTTACGAAAACTCGCAAAAAACCACCAAGAGAAAAGTTAAACACTTCATTTAATTTTTTATGTTGTTTTAGTACAACACACAATTTGACACAAGTTCTTGTTTGTAGTATAATCAATACATTCAAAGGAACTAGTATGATGATCTATACACGAACACCAAAGTCAAAGGCAAAAAAATTGCCAAAGGCCAAACGCGACCAATACGAGCAGTGGTTAAAATCGCATCAGCCAACAAAAAAACTCATTTTACCTAAATCCTCCAATGTGATGACGGATTATAAATTGTCCGTTCCTGCTGGACGCGAATCAATTAAGCATAAATCCCTAGATACAGGATCAGTACCTGCGCTCAAGGCGGATGCAAAGGTTTATACCGGCACAAAAGTACTGGGTATTGCAACAATGCACAAATCAAACGCTGTACCGGTGTTCAATAGCGAAGAAGCCGTACAAATTTCAAACATGAGGCGATAAAATGAGAGATAAAATAAGTTTCGTTGTAAAATTACAACGCCCATTCTGTAGAACACCAATTAAGCCTTTACAAAAGCATAAAATTGATGTAAAATACAACCGTAAGCAAAAACATATCAACAAAGGTGAAAAACATGAATGAACAAATGCCAAACGTAACGGTGGAACAAAATAAATCGAATGTGGAGTGGAAACCACTAGATGAAGCTGTTCGTTCTTGGGTAGTACAGACACATTTTGAAAAAGATTTAGAAAATTACAATAAATTGAAAGAAAGTTATGAGTGATAGTCAAAAATCTTGGGTTACAGAGTTAATTGAAACGGATGATGGCACCGGTGATGCAATTTTGCAATTTCCAGATGAACTTATTGGTGAAACTGGTTGGACAGAAAATACCACACTCAACCTTGAAGTTGTAGAGACACCCACAGGCAATGTTTTACATATTACAGAGAAAAAATAATGGAACTGATTGATTCGAAATCACTTTTAGCTAAACTGATGGCAACGGAGAACTTGACCGTTGAACAACGGCCGGTTCAGACAGCATCATTCGATGTATTGAATCGAATTTTGACTATTCCTACATTGGACAAAAATATTTCTTCATATCTTTATGACCTTTTCACAGGACATGAAGTTGGCCATGCATTATACACGCCAATGGACGGAATGTTGAGAGCTAAAGAATTGAAAATTCACATGGGCGTTGCAAATGTGGTGGAAGATTCCAGGATTGAAAGAAAAATCAAATACAAATATCCAGGATTGAAAAATTCGTTCACAAAAGCTTATCAAGAGCTCTTGGCCAAAGATTTTTTTGGTATCAACGACACGAATATAAACAAAATGAATTTTATCGACAGGATTAACCTGCATTGTAAAGCCGGTGCAGGCCTGCGTATTGAATTTAATGACGAAGAACGAAATTTACTCAATGATGTTGAGACAACCGAAACATATGACGATGTAATTGATGTTTCCGCTCGGATTGTTGAATACATGAAGATGAAAATTCAAGAGGAAAAAGAAAAACGCGCAAAATCCAAAGCCGAAGACGGTGAAGATGGTGATGATGACTATGATGATTTCGAAGAAGTTGAAGGAGACAATTCGGAAGGTGAATATGATGAAGATTTTGACTCTGATGAATTGCCTGAATCTAAAACTAACGATAAACCAGAAAAAAAATCAAAATCAAATGAGAAAATTGACGATTTTTCTGATGAAGATGATATTTCAGATGATGAAATTCGCTCGTTCACAGATGAATCATTCAAGAAAAATGAAAATCGACTCTTTGATGAAAAACCAGGAAATTACACATACGTAAATATTCCAGAAATTGATCCAAAACTTGTATTCGATTACAAAAGTTTGTGGAAATTGTACAAAAGTGATGGTTTTTTGATTGACACTGTAGGTTACCTAAAACTCCGAAACGAAAGTTCCAAAGTTGTATCGTATCTTGTCAAAGAATTTGAGATGCGTAAGAATGCAGACCAACTAAAACGAGCTTCAACCGCCAAAACCGGTGACCTCGACATGAAAAAGTTGTTCTCTTACAATTTTAATGAAGATGTTTTCAAAAAAATCTCTGTTGTACCTGGTGGCAAGTCACATGGTTTAGTATTGTTTCTTGATTGGTCTGGTTCCATGACCGAACATATGGCCAATACTTTGAAACAACTGATTAATTTGTGTTTATTTTGCAGAAAGGTGAATATTCCTTTTGAAGTTTATGCATTCACTGATGACACCGAAAAACAATACATGGTTAATCAGAAGCGTAAATTGAATGACATAGCTCTTCATGGCCATGGACTGTTGAATATTCTATCCAGTAAAATGAATAATTCAGATTTCACTTTTGCGGGTTCAGCACTTGTTAATATGTGTGGTATGTACAATGGAAGACCAGGAGCTAGACCACATTGGTTTTACATGCAAGGCACTCCACTGAATGATGCCATTATACATGCAATGACAGTTGTTCCAGATTTTCAGAAAAGAAACAAACTTCAAATCGTCAACACAATCTTTTTGACAGATGGTGAAGGTGGAGCACTCCGTGATTATTACACATATAATTTAAACGACAGGTCACACGACAGGTCACATTTGTCTGTATCAAGTAGTCGTGGAACAAAAATGGTGATTCGTGATACGATAACCAAAAATGAATGTGTTGTCGATATGGAATCTCGCAATCAATCAGAACAGACACAAGCTTTAATTAAATTGTTAAAACTTAGGACAAATTCTAATGTGATTGGGTTCTATGTGATTTCTGGTCGAGAGTTTAACCGGAAAATACATCAGTGGTATTCTAAACAAACCAATCACGAAGAATTGAAGAGTTCATTCCGCAAAGACAACTTTACAATTTTAGAAAACAGTGGTTATGATGAGTACTACATCTTGCGGTCATCGGGCCTAGATACGGATGAAGCTGGAACATTCGAAGTTAAAGAAAATGTAACGAATCGAGGTATCGTTGCTGCATTTGCAAAGTATAGCGGTCAGCGCCTAGCAAGTCGAATTGTGCTGAACCGTTTTATTGGACTAATTACATAAGGAATTATCATGGAACTTTATTCAGAATATAATGGAACTGGAGGCCGGACTGCCACGGTTACCCGTATAAAACAACACATGGATCCACGATGGGACCTTTGGGAAGTTGCACTGTACATCAATAAGAAAGTTGTACAGAGATCCACTTTGCAAAATGAACCAGATGCTCAGACGCTGGCGGAGAGTTTTTGCCAAGGTGGTGACGGCAATACAATATTGTTGAACGAAATCATTAACGGTTAAAATATGAATAAACAGATGAAAGAGATTTTGTGTATCACACAGGAAGAATGTGCAGAGGTCACACAATCCATTTCTAAAATTTTCCGTTTCGGTTTCGACTCCAAACATCCAGTGACTGGCAAAAGTAATATGGAAAGTTTGGAAGAAGAGATTGGTGATTTGCAAGCCATGATTGACATTTTGGTGGAAAAGTGTATAATAACAGATACGAAGCTAAATGCTGCTAGAATGGCTAAAAAAGAAAAACTAAAAATTTGGTCAAACATTTATAAAGAGGTGTAAGATGGAATACGAAGAGATTATTCAAAAGATTCTGGACAGCCGAGTAGTTGGTGAGTCTGGGTTAGAAATTGGTGAGAACATTTCACCACTCAAAGAAATCAAAATTGCATTTGATGGTTATGGTGTAACAGAAACCACAGATGAGAATGGTGAAACTATCTATGAAGAAGGTACCAACGAAGACTTGGAATCATTTGCAATTTTCATTCATAAAAATTCTGGCCAGAGAAGGTTTGAATTCCCTGAACATGAGGTGTATTCATTCACCTTTGGTAATATGATTCAACATCGACCAAAAGAAGAGGTGTGTATCTATGTTTGGAATGATAAAGTACTTGATTGTTTGCATGTCAATCCAATCGAAGACAGCCTGACAGAAGATTCCGGAATTACAGCAGAAATGGTTATGACTATTTTGCAAAAACTTTATGACAAGTACTACTCATAAACAAAATGACTGATGAACAAGTAAATGATTTCTACGAAAAGTTAAAATCTTTTTTTGGAGAGAATCTTCCGGATTTAGACCATGAACCTATCAGATTTGCTTACTATGTTAAGTTATACACGTACTGCAATGGCAAACAATAATTCAACGGCTTTTTCAAGCGCTTCCGGGAATTCTCCAACCAAACTTCTGATAGATGATATCAGCTTCAGCTCACGCAAGAGTATATACATAGTCGCCGGAACACACAGTGAATTCAAAAATTATGTTATTACAAAAGTAAATACACATGACAACTCATTCGAATTTCCCCGTTACATATATGTTCACTCGGCCGATGTTCTCCGTGGGTTGATTAGTCTGGACGGATTTTTTGTAGGTACCTGGAGAGAAAGAAAAGATATCTCAGAAATAAAACTGGCCATCAAAATAATTAAACGAGGTTAATCATGTACATTATTATAATTCTTGCATTTGTCTTTCTTTTCGCAGGAGAACCTGATGTGTGGGACAAGACACACAGTTTCGTTATGAACAAACTTGAAGTCACAAATTGTGACAACATAAAAAAATAGAGGATTCGTTATGAATATGAGTTACTGTATGTTTGAAAACACCATGCGAGACATGAGGCAATGCCTTGAGGCAATGGATGAAGCAGAGACACTAAAGGAGTTAGACTTGAGCCGCACAGAAAAAAATAGTTATATTTTGCTGCGTGAATTCTGTCAGAACTTTTTGGACATTGCTGAGCGTTTGGATGAAACAGAGAATGATTAAAGAAAACAAAATATTATATCCTGCTGCAGGAACCACAGGTCCAATCACCGCTTCAGGTGATTCACATCATCTAATCAAACCACCGGAGATGAGTGAGTGGAAATGCTATCTGTTCGGTTCAGTTGATGGTTCAGGTATCACATATTGTCCGATTAAAGGTGGTGAACCTAATTGCTTTGTTCGTTGGATGATGAAAATTTGTTTTGCTTGTACATGGGTTAAGGAGAAAAAATGATAATAGTTAAATATTTTTTTGATTTGCTGGACATGCTCAAAAGAATCGAAGATAAACTGGAAGAAGATTATTTTAAAACATTGAAAAATACGAAGGAAGAAAAATGATTACGATGAAAGACTTTATGGAGTTGGTTGACTATAAGATTACTGAGGGCAGTGCTTATGGTTGGACTTGTTATGGTCACAGTGCTTATTCACTTGACAGTTGGAATGGTATTCAAGATGAAGGTGGTTTCAGTTTCAACATTACATTTGATACCAAGACACAGGAAGTATATGAAGTCAATGCATGTGATTTCACCAATGATCGTGCGTACAGAATGATTAATCCGAATTACATTCAGAAACATGATGATGAAGCCAAAGCCCGTGAATGTCATAAGAATCAAGCATGGGACAATGTTGACTATATTGATCTTGAAGTGGATGATGACTTCTATGATAAGTGCATAGCCATCGAATCAGGAGAGAACTACGATACCCGTGTGTCAGTTCCAGTGGAGTTCTCAGACGAAGATATGTT